CTAGTTTGTTTTTGAGTTTCAGTTTGAATTGAACATGATGTATTTTCAATTACATATTGAACTCCTTGTTTTACATCAACTTGAATATTTCCTAATGTTTTAAAATCAGTAGTGTCTAAATTTCTACGATGTAATTCCGTTTCTAAAGTTGAATATGTTGGGTTGTTTAAAATTGACGCATCCTCAATACCCAACCCACCATCAATATCTTCAAATGATTGTAATACATTTTCATCAGTTCTAAACTTTTTTAATGCAGAGGTTATTAATCTAGAAATGTAACCACCTCTAAGTTTATCTATATACTGATTATAAAATCCAATATCTCTTAATTCATTTTTTGTGTAAGGCATTATTGTGCTACCTTAAAAGTAAATCCTTCGTTAAAATATTGATCTGTTTCATCAGCTCCACTACCACTTTGAACCCTAAATTCTAATCGATAATATCTTTCAGGTTGATATCCATCTAACCAAAGATTAAAATAGTTACCAGTTGAATCACAACTTATTTTTGAACCACTACCATAAGGTACTATAACATCTTCAGTTTCAGCATCAACTATTGAATAGAATGATGAACCACTTGGTAAATACTTTACTGTTAAATTCGATGGTGTTGTTGAATATGTTGGTTCAGGAAATCTTTCTCTACCAACTAATCTAAATTTTACTTTTGATTTTTCTTTATATTCTGGTCTCAGTCCTTTCATATACACAACCATATCTTCTATATTAGTTTGTGTTAGCGGTGATAGAGAACCTTCTGACCACTTTGAATCATCCCAAACAGTTTCAAGTGTTGGTGGATATTTTGTATGTGTATCTGAAGAGAAAAATGCCAATTGGCCAAGACTAGTAGTACTTCCTTCATCTGCAGATGAATCTAAATTTCCAACACTACCACTTCTTTTAACCATAAATCCATCATTGGGAACATCACCATCTAACCACCTATTTACAATATCTGTAACATCCATTCTAATATCAATTGTTTTATGACTTATAGAATGTGAAGCAACGTATCCACTTCCAGTATACCATGTTCCACCCGAACCACTAATTTGTGATGTCCAAATAGTTCCACTAGTTAAACCATCTCTATAATTCCAACTAGCTCCTTCTGTTGTTATTGGATTATCATATGAACGACCTTGGCCCATATCCCATGATTGGCTTATTGGATATGCATACAAACTCTGTGATGTGTTTAAATTTGAAGACTTTGCATCAAATAAATTTAAATAAAATTTTGGATTTGTAATCGTACCACTAACAATAGAAGATGAAATATAGCTTATATCAAATCTCATTAAAATACGAGATACGTTAACTGAATCACCAGAAGCATTAACCTCTTTTCTAACTTCTAATATCTCATCCATTCCAGCATTTAAACTAGCACTGGCTTGATATAAAGTTGTATCTTTTTCTGCGAATGTAAAATAATGCATTTATCTACTCCCTAACCCCTAAGTTATCACCCAATACTTTCCCCTTAATATCTGTGTTAGGAAATTTAACTTCAAATATACTTGGATCTAAAGCTGGATATAAAATACCACCACGTAATGATGAATCTATATCATAAAAATTACCTGAATATCCGTTATCTATTTGATATTTGTTTTCTATTACTATTGGTAAATTGTTTGGGTTATTTTGTTCTGGATTAACAACTGTCGCAACACCCTCTACTAAAGATATTTCATAAACTAAATCAGCAACAACTATGGGTTGTCCAATTTGCCATCTATCAATATCAAAGAAATCTTGTATTGTAGAAACACATCGTAATAAAACTTCATTTTTATTAAAACCAACTTTAGTTAATATTGAAAAATTTATTGCAATATTAATAATATATGCATCTTTTATATTTATAGCATCTGTAATCAATCTATACTGAGACAGATAACTTTTTAGATTTTGTTTTGTAGTTTGTGTTAGCGGTGATAGTTTTTTGTTACCATCAAATCCTAACGTATACATATTAAGTGCTAATGGATTTGGTATATTATTAACTTGTAAATCTTTTAAACTTGTACCAACGTCTGATTCTGTTATTTCTCTTTCTAATGTTTCTAACATTCCGATTTTACTAAGTTGTTCATCTTGAGATATATGAACCTTAGAAACTGTACCATACTTTGCTGGTAATGAATGTGCTCTAACAATATAATCATCTTTTGTTACTATTCTTTGTTGTGCTTGAAAATATGCTAAAGCATTCTCTTTAGTTTCACGTGTAGTTTCACCATTTGAACCACCAGTAGCGGGTTTTGGATTAGAGAAAATTACAGAATCCTTTGACTCTTGTACCAAAGCAGATGATAAACCTTCTTCAGAAATTGTAAAACTAATTTGTCCTAATTGAGCTACATCACCAACATTAACGTTATCATCAACACCACCCCCATATGTATATTCTAAAGTTAAAGTTGTGTTTGCTGGTGCCAATCCAAATGTACTTGTCTTCAAAAAGTTACTAGGATCAAATGCAGTAGTTAAGTAACTCGGACTACCTGGTAAACTAGAACCAACATTTGTTGGATTTGGAACTATTTCTTCATCAGGATTATCAGATACACCAGCTCCAAATCTTAGAACGATTTCATCATTTTCATTTATATGTGTTGTAAATCTTCTAGAGGCTCTTTTTAATTTTAAAATGTAAGGAGCTATTTCTCTGTCACCGATAGAAGAAGGATCGTTTGTAACATTATTTTCCATATCTTCAAATACAGTATCCCTTGCAAGTGAATCTACCTCATACCACTTATTACCATCTGAATCAGTACAAGATATTATTTCTATAACATCTGCATTACTTAAACGTATTTCTGTATATTTTTCTGCACTTCCAAAATCAAAATATTCAGTTGCTAATTCACCACTTTGAGCTTTGACTTTTTTCTTCAATAAATATTTTGTTGGTTCACCACTATCCGTTTCAAATATTGTAACTTCTCGTACATCATAAGAACTAGAAAATTTAAAATTACAATCTTCAAGTGTTCTAAAAGTTGTTCCATTAGAATTTGCATTTACTTGTGTACCACCATTTACTGTAAGTGCATATCTAAAATCTGGTAGTCCATTTAGAGCAGGGATTGTTTGAAAAGTATCTAGTATAACAGTTGCTGCAGATGTAGTTTTTGGTTTGTATCCAAAAGATTGGGCTATGTTATAAATATTCTTTTTTTCTTCGGCATAAGCTAACAGAGATTCTCTAAATTGTGAATCTATATAGTATGAAAGAACATCACCAACATATGATGCCATTTCAATAAACATCATACCTGGTGACGCTTCGTTAAAATCATTATATGTGTTTGGAAAGTATTGTTTAGCAAACTCTATAAGATTTGATTTGAAATCATTAAAATCTTTATTTAAATAGTTTACTGATTTAACCGTATCCTTTTTTATACTTGTTCGTGCCATTTTATTTCCTAATAATTACCATTAACATCCGAACCATCGGTAGCATTAACAGTCAATTCTTGATTTACACTAGGATCTAGTGTTGTTGAATATTTTATATTTACAAAAACTTTATTATTGTCACCATCATCATTTAATGTTTCAATATCAATTATAGTAATATATGGTAAAAATTTATTTACCGCCTCCATAATTATAGTCTTAATTTTTGTTGGTAACCCATCATCTCTCTGTTCAAAACATACTTCTCGTAACCTACAACCAAATTCAGAATTACCGACTCTTTCACCTGGATAAGTTAACAATAAGTTTCTAAGATTATGTCTAGACTGTTCTAAAGAATTTTTAGTCATAGCAAAACTATTATTGTTATCCGCACGTATTGGAAAAGACAACCCAACAAATGTCCTAGGATCTAAATCTATTTCTCTAGCACTTCTTGGCATTATCTAATTCCTCCTGGTCCGTTTTTCTTTTTATCTAAAGCTTTCATTAATCCACTATAATCTCTTGTCAATGCACTTGTAACATGGTCTGGTACTTGTTCAACTGATTTACCAGCTTTCTTTATCGTATCCACTGCTACCATATCACGTTTAACTTCTTCAGGTTTACCATATCCTAATAATTCTGTCATTTTATTACTATTAAATATTCCACCACTCATAGTAGGATATTCTTCAGTTTGTTTTTTACTTAAACCAACAGTTTCGTTTAGAACGTCATTTAAAGTTTTATTATTTGTATAATTCACTTGTTCTTTAGGTTCTATTATTTCTGGTATAACATCAGTTAGTTTTTGTGTTGAAGTTGTTTGTTCTTTTATAAATATCTTCTTAACTTCTTTTTGTACCTCTCTTCTAACTACTTCTTGTATTACTTTTACAAGGTCTTTCTTAGTCATGATAACTCCTATGCTGTTTTTACTTTACTACTTAAATATGTAGATGTTGTTATTGATGTTTGTAATTTTATGTTCATCTCTGTCAACTCCACATTCTGTTCACTTAAAGATTTTATTTCATCTACTGTTTGTGGTGTTGGTGGTTGTATTGCTGCTAAAGTTGCTAGTTTAGCAGTATTTGCAACTATGGTTGTATTATTCTGTGTTATTGTTCCAGTAAACACCTCATCTAATAATTCTTTTAATTTATTCCCAAGTACAATAGGTTCTATTTCTGTTTCAACCGAACTACCCAATCTAACATCATCTCCACTTATAAATATATCGTTAGATTTAATTTGTATTTTTTTTCCTTCAACACCATCACCTTTAGATGAAAGATATATAGAAGAGGTATTTGAATCGTTTATATCTTCTTTTCTGTAAGGTTCATCAGTTGTAGATTTATTTTGTGTAGATATTTTTATTGTTGGATTGTTACCACTTCCATCAAAATGTATTGCCTCACCAAATCTACCTTCATATACAATGGAAGATTCTTTAAGTTCTATTGGTTTTACTTTTGTTCTTTTAAATTTTTTACCATACTGAGTATTTGAATTATAATCACCAACTACACCAGGAATAGAATTTTCGTTTACCGAACCTTTTCTGTTTAATATTTTAGTAAAATATACTACACCTTCTTTTTCTATAACATTAACGTGTTCACCTATTAATGGAACATAAGTTATGTTTGCGTTTTCTGGTAAAACTAAACCAGGATCTGATTTACCATTTATCAATAAACCTCTAAGTCCTAATCTTACACCTGGTTGGTTACGTATTACTTCTTTAACTTCCAATACATCAGTCTCATGATATTCTTCAGTTGTAGCTTTTATAACTTTTTTAACGTAAGAACTTATTTGTTGTGGAGTAGAAAGTCTACTCATTTTCATATCAACTGGTACGTCAAGATTTAATTTTTTTTTACTATACCCAACTTTAGCCATCTAGTTGCCTTTGGTTACATTTTCTATCTTAGTGTGTATCTTATCGGATTCGGTTTGAATATCTTCTACTATATCTTCAATACCAGAAAGTAATTGTTCTTTTTCTGTATCAGACAATCCAAATTCATCTTCAGAACCAGCTTTACCTTCCGCCGAGATAAGTCGTTGAACAATACCTGCCATCTTAACAAGTTGGTCATCATTTCTAACATTTATTTCAAGATACTCTTTTATCATTGGCACAATTTGTACAGCAGTGTCTCCATCTTTGATAAATTGAACAAGTT